GTCCTCAAAAACAACAAAGGAACAGAAGACAACAGAGTCAGAAAACTCGACTACAGCATCCAATTAAGTAAATTATTTTATGAACGTTTCATCGGAAACCAAGAGATATCTCTTTTTAGTCCTCACGACGTGCCTGGTCTCTACGAGTCTTTTGGCACTGATCGCTTCGACGATCTCTACAAACAATTTGAAAAAGACGAGTCAATCCCACAGCGTAGGGTTAGTGCTCAAGCCCTCATCCTTAATCTTTTAAAGGAGAGAGCAGAGACTGGTCGTATCTATATCATGAATATAGATCATTGTAACAGTCACTCATCCTTTAAGGACAAAGTAGAGATGAGTAACCTCTGTCAGGAAATTACTCTTCCAACATATCCTCTTCAACATATTGATGATCATACTGGAGAAATTGCTTTATGCATTCTTTCAGCAATTAATGTTGGTAAAGTAAATTCTGATAAGGAATTAGAAGAGTTATGTGATCTTGCAGTCCGTGCATTGGAGGAATTGATTGACTATCAAGACTACCCTGTAGTGGCAGCAGGAAGGGCGACAAAGGCACGTAGAAGTCTTGGGGTAGGGTTCATTGGTCTTGCACATTATTTGGCAAAACTTGGATTTGATTATGGTTCTAAAGATGCATGGAATGCAGTTCATAGTCTTGCAGAATCATTCCAGTTCTATCTTTTAAAATCATCTAATCAGATTGCAAAAGAGAAGGGATGGTGTGAAGACTTTGGTAGAACTAAATATTCAGACGGTATATTACCAATCGACACTTATAAAAAAGATGTCGATGAAATAAGCAATCCTAAATTACAACATGATTGGGAATCTCTTCGAGCATCTATCTTGGAGCACGGATTACGGCACTCAACACTGTCGGCACAAATGCCTTCAGAGAGCAGTTCCGTTGTGTCAAACGCTACCAATGGAATCGAACCTCCTAGAGGATACCTGTCCATTAAGAAATCGAAGAAAGGACCCCTTAAACAAGTTGTTCCATCTTATGGGTCTTTAAAAAATAATTACACATTGTTATGGGATATGCCTGATAACACTGGGTATATTAATATAGTTGCAGTCATGCAGAAGTTCTTTGATCAAGGTATAAGTGGTAACTGGTCTTACAATCCAGAACACTATCCAGACAATGAAGTTCCTGTAAGTGTTATGGCACAAGATCTTTTGACTACCTATAAGTTAGGATGGAAGACATCTTACTATCAGAATACTAATGATATGAAGACCGATGAAGTAGAAGAAGATAAACCAGATTTACAAAATTTGATTAATGAATTAAGTAACGCTAAAGAGGAGGAGTGTGAATCCTGTGCCATCTGATATTAAAGGAATGACTGTCTTCAATACTGAAGAAGTTGATACCAAGAAACAACCTATGTTTTTTGGCAAACCATTAGGGGTTCAAAGATATGATTCATATAAGTATCCTACATTTGACAGATTAACAACTCAACAGTTAGGATATTTTTGGCGACCAGAAGAAGTATCACTACAGAAAGATCGTGCAGATTATCAAACATTGCGTCCAGAGCAAAAACATATCTATACAAGCAATCTTAAATACCAGATCATGCTTGATAGTGTACAAGGTCGTGCTCCTGGTATGGCTTTTATACCTTACTGCTCTCTACCTGAACTAGAAGCATGTATGGAAGTATGGGGATTTATGGAGATGATTCATAGTCGTTCCTATACATATGTTATTAAGAATGTTTACTCTGATCCATCTGAAGTCTTTGATACTATAATCAAAGACCCTCGTATATTAGAACGTGCTGCTAGTGTTACTGGTTCTTATGATGACTTTATTAATGAAGCACAGATATGGGGTCAGGGTAATCTATGGAAACATCTTGATAGGGATTTAGATACATCTTTACCTGTCATAGAGATGAAAGAATTGAAACGTAAACTTTATAGGGCAGTTGCTAATGTTAACATACTGGAAGGCATTAGGTTTTATGTTAGTTTTGCTTGCAGTTTTGCCTTTGGTGAACTCAAAGTTATGGAAGGGTCAGCTAAAATTATATCACTCATCGCCAGAGATGAAAATCAACACCTTGTTCTCACCCAAACAATATTAAATAATTGGAGAAAGGGTGATGATCCTGATATGGTTCAGATAATGAAAGAAGAAGAGGAGTGGACATATAAAATGTTTGATAAGTGTGTCAATGAAGAGAAGAAATGGGCAGAGTATCTGTTCAAGGATGGAAGTATGATTGGTTTAAATGATAAATTATTATATCAGTATGTTGAATGGATTGCTAACAAAAGAATTAAAGCAATTGGTCTTAAACCTCAATATGATATTGCTTTGAGAAACAACCCATTACCTTGGACACAACACTGGATATCCTCAAAGGGTCTTCAGGTAGCACCACAAGAGACGGAGGTAGAGTCTTATGTCGTCGGAGGAATCAAACAAGATGTCAAAAAAGACACCTTCTCAGGATTCAAACTCTGAAGAAGTAAAGTGGGAACTTGATGATATGATAGAAGCATACAAGGAATCTTGTTGCGAGAACTGGGAAGATTTTGCTGGTGGATAAATAAAATGAATAGAAAGTTTATGCAATGGTTGAAGTTGGAGTTTATGAAAACCCCTGGTTATATGAGGGTAAACATTTCACTTCTGACGATATTGATGATTTCTTCGGTTTCGTCTACCGTATTACAAATCTCCAGAATGGGAGAGAATACATCGGGCGTAAGTACTTCTGGAAGTTTAGAACTCCTAAAGGAAAGAAACGTAAAGTAAAATCTGAATCTGATTGGAAAAAGTATTATGGGTCTTGTCCAGAACTTAAAGAAGAAATTCAACAATTGGGTAGACAGAACTTTAGCAGAGCTATCCTCAGCTTACATAAAACAGCTGGCAAAACAAACTTCGAAGAAACGAGACAACTGTTCGTCAATGGAGTCCTTACCGAGTCACTTGACGACGGCACACCCAAGTACTATAATAGCAACATCCTCTCAAGATATTTTAGAAAAGATTACTATGAAGGACTCATATGATGTAGGACCAGCAAGTGCATTTGATACAGAAGACATTGTTGGAGCAATTAGGCAATGGTCTATTGATCGAATTGATAAAGGTAACTTGGATTGGTCAGAGCAGCAAGCATTAGCAGCAGAGTTTAAGGAATGGATAGAACCAGAAGAAGGTCTTGAAATCATGGCATTAGAAGCAATAGAGGAAGAGGGTAGTTGACAACCCTCTTTTTTTATGTCATAGTATATCTGTTGAGTTGACGAACCCAACACGGGAGTGACTGAATAAACTTGCTGGCATAAGGCTAGTTAAGGTGATGAGACACAGGTGGTGCTGCACGTTGAAAACGTGAATCGACTTACCAGTCGGGTCTCGGACAGTGAGGTAAAAATCTACTAATGTAGCAATGCCCCTTACTTGTTGGTACACATTAATCCAACCTCCCACCACAACTATATAAAAGAACTGATTATAAAAAAAAACTATGCGAATTTTTCTTGACACTGCGGATACTGAACTTATTAAAAAACATTTCGGTACAGGATTAATTGATGGTATAACAACAAATCCTACTCTCATAATGAGAAGTGGAAGGAATCCAGAAGATGTGTATCAAGAACTTGTAGATATTGGTGTAAAGGATATTAGTATGGAAGTTGTGGGTGATGCACCCGAAATGATTGTTGAAGGTCGTAGACTTGCTAAAAAGTTTGGTGAGTGTGCAACTATTAAAGTTCCTTGTAGTCCTGATGGACTTGCAGCATGTCATCAACTTCGTAGAGAACTTATCAATGTAAATGTAACTCTTATCTTTGATGTTGCACAAGCAATACTTGCTGCTAAAGCAGGTGCAAGATATGTTTCACCATTTGTTGGTAGGTTGGATGATAACTCAATAGAAGGATTGGATCTTATCAAAGATATATCTGATGTATTTGATAAGCAAAATGTCTATGGTACAGAAATTCTTTCTGCTTCTATTAGATATGTAAATAGTGTATCTCAATCATTTGCTAATGGTGCAGGTATTGTTACTATGCCGCCAGCAGTATTTGAAAAGATGTATAACCATGTTCTAACAGATAAAGGATTGGAACAATTTGATAAGGATTGGGCAGAAGTGAAGCAAAATGTAAATGTCTAGGATGAATGATCAAACTAAATTGGTATTTGCTCTAGAGCATATTGCACATTTACATGATCTTATTGAAGGTAACGAATGGGAAGATTATTTAAAAGGTAATCTTCTCAATATTGAATATGAATTAGAACGTCAATTAAGTCAACTTCAATACACTAGAAACCATGAGAATAGGAATAATGTGTTCTGGGAACGGAACCAACTTCGAGAACATTCTTCGAACATGTAATAAAGATGAAGTTGTCGTAATGATAACTAATAAGAAGAAGTGTGGTGCAATTAAAAGAGCAGGAAAGTTTGGTATCCCTCATTGTTATGTTAATCATAAAGATGAAGATCAGATGGTTAAACTCTTTGAATCATGGAGAGTTGATCTTATAGTTCTTGCAGGATATATGAGAGTGATTCAGAATCCAGCAGCATTCCCTGCTCCTATTATTAATGTACATCCCTCATTACTTCCCAAGTACAAAGGATTACATGCTGTAGAACAAGCAATGGATGCAGGAGAGAAAGTTACTGGATGTACTGTCCATTATGTTAATGAAGAACTGGATGGTGGTGAGATAATAGTACAATCACAAGTTGATATTCTACCTGAAGATACTGTAGAATCATTAACAAAAGCGATTCAAAGAAAAGAATATGCCATTTTACCAGTGGCAATAGAAATGTTTAAAAAGGAGTATGAGAAAAATGTTTACAGTAAGATGTACGCAGTGCGGTAAAGAAATTGTAAGTCAACCAGGTAAAACGAGGGCATGTGGATGTCCTAACATGATGACTGTAAATGATGATGTGGTAACTGCCATTGACCTAACTAGAACTATAATGGTAAGATCAGGTGGTAATATAAAAGAAACAAACGCATTGTCTGCATCAGATCTTGCTTATCAAGAACAAAGACGCAAACGTAGAGTGCGAAAACTAGACTTCGAAATTCGATGACAGAAGAAACTATCAAACAAATCTGCTATACTAAAGAAGAAGTAGATTCAATGATTGCTTTTGCTGTAGAAGAGGCACGTAGAATTGACGAAGCCTCAATGGCAAAGCATAACAGAGAAGCAACTATCATTAGTATGATTCTTGGGTTTACCACCCTAGCATTATTTGTTGACGGATTACTTCGTATACTTGGTATCATTCCCCCTTTCATGCATATTGATGTCAATATCCTAGATAGGATTGCTGATAGGGTTGAGAGTGATGTCATTGATAAAGTCAGACAAATACCGATTAAGAGATTACTTAATCGATGATTGATACCTCACCCAGTTCTATTAGAGTATTTGCTATAATAGTATTGAGTATTATTTGGCTTCTTCTTTTAAATAGACACCTAATAGAATCTGAAGAAGATGTTAAATGATTAAATAATTATCAACGAGTATAAAAATGAACAATCCATATCCCAAACCAAGATGGGATCTTGAAAATGATGTCCTTCGACTAGAACAAATGATTATCCTTTACGAACAAGAAATTCAAGTACTTAAAACTGAAAGAGAAGACTTATTAGAACAAGTAACTACTCTTCAACGTAAGTTAAAGTATTATAAAACCATAGTAGAGGAGGAAGAAGAATGAGTGGAGATTGTAAAGAACAACCAATTATCTTTTACAGCGAGGAAATGACTGTATCAAAGATGATTCTTTTGGCAAAGAAAGGTGTTACTTTTAAAAAGTATGAATACCTTTTAGATTTATTAGAAGAGGAAAGTGAATAACGTAGAAGTTTTTGTATTTGGAATTTGTTTTGCTGCTACAGCAGGATGTGCTTTTGCATTCATGTGGCAGTCGATGAGTATGTTAAGAGATGAACAAAAACCAAGAAAGAGAAATATACATCCAGAAATGCAGAACGTACAGTCAGGAGAAGAACTGTTGGTTTTTAGTGCAAAGAAAGATGATGATGACGATGATGTAATAATTATTCGTAAGTGAGATATATAATACGTTGTATCATTAAATTATGACTATCGAACAAGAGGCAGTCGAAAGACTTCATAATGAGTATCGTCGTCAGGTTGAGGAAAATAAAAAATTAAGAGATGCGGAGGAGGAATGGCTTAAACTTCATACAAGCGAAAACAATGATGGTGCTTGACACCAACTTATCAATCCTTTATAATTAATCTGTCAACTATCTAAAGCAATGACGCTTACTACAAAGTTCAAGAAAGATATCAGCACTCTTCGTGCTGCAGTAAACCAAGAAATTTATCTAGATGTAAAGAATCCAAAATTGTATAAAAAGATTGTAAGATATTACGAAGGGTTACAATATGTGAAATTAACGGGAGAAGATCCAGATGCCGATTATAATGCTATCATAGAATGTATTTCTGAAGATCTTGTAGGTGTATGATGAATGTTATTATGGAACGGTATCCTTACCGTTATGTTGAAGATGGTGTCATTGAATTAAATGACAAACCAGACTATCGTATTCAAAAATTTAATGAATATACTAGAAGATATAATGACATGTATCTCCTAGATAGTTCCATTCAATTGGATCTTGCTCTTGAAGATTTTGAATATACCAAATGGTTAGATCCTGCTGGTGTTCCATGTTATCAAGACACTGAAAAAGAGCATGTATCATGAGTGATGAATTAGTTCGCATCGCAACTGCTCTAGAGAGAATTGCAGACTTCTATGAAAAGGGTCTGCATGTTGATATTGATCATGCTCACATAGATGATATAGGTGAAATGCATGGTGATGTTGTTACCCACCCTAAACAATTCTAATCATGCCTAAAGAAACAATCAAGTTTACCGTCAGACAAGATGGTACAGTAAAGGAGGAGGTTCTTGGATCAGTTGCTAACAAATGTGAGCAACTTACAGAATCGATAGAAGGTAAATTGGGAACAGTAACACAAAGATTATATAAACCTGAATACTATCAAACCGTTACCACACAGGAAGATGTCACACTTCAGCACAATACAGACCAAGATTAAAGACCGACCTGCTTTACTTGAAGCACTAGAACTTCTTGGTTATAATGTGGATCAAGATGTTAAATTGGAAAATCCTCATGACCATGAGCATAAACAATGGCAAGTTGATGTTGCTGTTGGTGATGATATTGGTTTCCGTTGGAATGCAAAGACAGAGACTTATCAATTAGTTACTGATCTTGAAACATGGAAAGAACCAATACCACCTAAAAGGTTTGTTGAGAAAGTTACTCAACAGTATGCAAGGATGATTGTGCATAACACAGTCAAGGAAGAAGGGTTTCAGGTTGAGGAGGAATGGGAGATGACCGACAACTCAATTGAGATAACTGTATCTCGTTGGGTATAAATAAGTCAGAGTTTTATTATTACAATGGCTAAAGGAACAGCAGCAAAGTCTGCAAGTGGTGCTTCAATGTCCAAATATGATGTTGAAGTTGAAAAGAGATTAACAGCAATTGAATCGGACATTAAATCTATTGAACTGTCAATTGCGAATATAGAAAAAACAGTTCAAGCACATAGTCATGATTCCAATGACAGTGGTGATGTTGCATCAGAGATAGCAGAATTAAAAAAGAAAATTGATTCTGTAATCGATTAATAATGTAGGGGGTTTACATACCTCCTATTTTTTTGTATAATATTAAAAATGATTTGAATATGAAAAGAGCTCTTATAACTGGTGGTGCGGGATTCATTGCACACCACTTGATTGGACAGATATTAGAAAGAACTGATTGGGAAATTGTTTCACTAGATCGTCTTGATTATAGTGGCAATTTGAATCGTCTTCATGATCTAATGCTTACCTTTGATCCTGAAGTAAGGAAGAGAGTTAAGATTGTTCACCATGATCTAAAAGCAGAACTCAATCCACTTGTTCGTAGTGAGGTTGGTAATGTTGATTACATCATTCATCTTGCAGCAGGGTCTCATGTAGATCGTAGTATTGATTATCCAATGGAATTTGTCATGGATAATGTTGTAGGGTCGGTTAATATATTAGAGTTTGCAAGAACTCAAAAGAATTTAGAAAGATTTGTTTACTTCAGTACTGATGAGGTATTCGGTCCTGCACCAGATGGTATTAAGTATAAGGAGAATGATAGATATAATTCTACCAATCCTTATAGTGCAACCAAGGCTGCTGCTGAAGAGATTGCAGTTGCATATGAAAATACATATGGACTTCCAATATACATTACTCATACGATGAATGTGTTTGGTGAACGTCAGCATCCAGAGAAGTTCATTCCAATGTGTATCAAGAGAGCAAGGGATGGTGAGAGTGTTACTATTCACAGTGACTCTACTAAAACAATTCCTGGTTCAAGACATTATATTCATGCAGAGGATGTTGCTGATGCAGTTCTTTTCCTTCTTGACTATGAGGGTGAGTTTGAAACGACATGGGGTGGAGCAAAGTGTCCTAAATTTAATATAGTTGGTTCAGAAGAACTTAATAATTTAGATTTAGCAACTATCATTGCAGAGGCACAGGGTAAAGAACTTAAGTATGAGATGGTTGATTTCCATTCATCAAGACCAGGTCATGATTTACGTTATGCACTGGACGGTGATAAGATGAAGAGACTTGGTTGGGAACCTGCTAAATCTGTTCGTGAACGTATTGCAGAAGTCACTAAATGGACTCTTGACAATGAGCGTTGGATAACACTATAATACATACTAGGAGTAATTAATTTTAATGTCTGAATTTAAGAAGACAGCACTTGTATTGGGTGCAGGTGGTTTCATTGGAAGTCACATGGTAAAGAGACTTCGTGCTGATGGGTATTGGGTAAGAGGTGTTGACCTTAAGTATCCTGAATTTACATCCACACAAGCACATGAGTTTATTACGGGAGACTTAAGAGATGTTGATTTTGTTCGTAGAGTAATACAGTTTAAAGGTGATCAAGGAAACTATCATAACGAAGTTCCTTACAGATATATTCAACCATTCCATGAGATCTATCAGTTTGCTGCTGACATGGGTGGTGCAGGATTTGTATTCACTGGTGAGAATGATGCAGCGATCATGCAGAATTCAGTTACTATTAATCTTAATGTGCTAGAGCAACAGAGATTATTGAATGAGACCTTTGATGGTATAAAGAAAGATTATACTGAAGCAAATAGACCTGCATTAGAATGGCAGACAAAGATATTTTACTCTGGATCAGCATGTATGTATCCAGAATACAACCAACTTGACCCAGATAATCCTAATTGTCGTGAGGATTCAGCATACCCTGCACAACCAGATTCAGAATATGGATGGGAAAAACTCTTTTCAGAACGTCTCTATCTTACTTACAATCGTAACTACGGTATGCCTGTGCGTATTGCCAGGTATCATAATATCTTCGGACCCGAAGGAACCTGGATGGGAGGTAGAGAGAAAGCTCCAGCAGCAATATCAAGAAAGGTTGCGTATGCGGGAGATACCGATACAATTGAGGTATGGGGAGATGGAGAACAAACCAGATCTTTCCTCTACATCGACGAGTGTATCGAAGCAACGAGAAGATTGATGGACTCTGACTTCCTTGGACCAGTAAATATTGGTTCGGAAGAGATGGTTACTATCAATCAGTTAGTAGATACTGCTGCAAAGGTTGCTGGTAAGAAGATAGATAAGAAACATATTGATGGACCTCTTGGTGTTCGTGGACGTAATTCAGACAATACTCTTATTCGTGAGAAACTTGGATGGGATTATTCTATGACACTTGAAGAGGGGATTCGTGAAACATACAATTGGATTGTGGAGCAAATCAATGCCGAGGAATAAATTTAATCTGGTAGGTAATACATTCAACTATGAAGATGCTCCCCGATGCTCTGTATGGGGTAAGGAATCAAAGCATATTGAATGGGTTGAAGAGGGTGGACAAGGTACTTTTTACATTGATAGTGCTATTGGTATAGCATTTGATGACAATGTAGAAGGTCCAAAGTATGCTTGGATACTTGAATCTGCTGCTATCCTTCCTCAAATAACTGATTTTGCTAGGGGTCCTGGTAAAGATAAGATATTAGATACCTTTGATACTATCTTTACACACAATCAAGCATTGCTTGATATCAGTCCCAAGTTTAAATGGGTTCCTGCTCAAGGCACTTGGATTAAAGAACCAAAGGTATATGATAAGTCCAAGATCATTTCTATGATTGCATCTAATAAAAATATGTGCAAAGGTCATAGGGATCGTTTGGATTGGGTGGATAGGTTAAAGGATGTGGATGGTATTGACTTCTTTGGTAGAGGATTTGATACTGAAATTGACACTAAAGAGGAGGGTCTTTGTGACTATATGTTCTCTATTGCTATTGAAAATGCATCTTATGAAACCTATTTTACAGAGAAACTATTAGATTGTTTCGCAACAGGGACTATACCAGTCTATTATGGTGCTCCTAACATAGGTGATTACTTTAATAAAGATGGTATCATAGATCTTACTGAAGAGTTTGATGTCTCTGAAGATCTTTATCACAGTAAAATTGATGCTGTTAAAGACAACTTGGAACGAACTAAAAAAATGGAAATTCTAGAAGACTTTATTTGGGAGAACTATTTCAATGACTGAAGAACTATTCGACAAAGCAGTAGAGGAAGGTAATCCTGTCTGCTATTATCTTTTTAAAGATCTTGGGATCGATAAAGGATGTAAGTATTTTGTAGAGACTGGAACTTTTGAAGGATACAGTGTTCAAGTTGCACTTGATCATGGGTATGAAGAAGTATTCAGTTGTGAATTATTTCCAGAAAGGTATGGAAAATGTTTAGAAAGGTTTGAGGAAAATGATAATGTGAATTTATGGTTGGGTGATTCTGATGATGCCTTTGGTGAAATGATGAGTAAGGTTGATAAGAAGTCTTGCTTCTGGTTAGATGCACATGGTGAAGGTGGTGGAGTTCCTACATTCAATGAGTTAGAAGAAATTGCAAAGAACTCTATCAAAGATCATACAATTATTATTGATGATGTACCTGAATATTTTAAAGGTGCTGATAAGTTTAGATTAGAAAAGGAATTGCTTGCCATCAATCCTGATTATAAATTGCAGTATTATAAGTCAATCAATCGTACTGATGACTATGTTCTTGCTGCATATATTGAATGAAACCCTGTATAATTAAGCAACCAGCAGGTGTGGGAGATGTATTTTTCCTACAGAAAATAGCACATGTGTATCGTGATAGTGGTCATGAGATTATCTGGCCATTAAGAGATCATATCTTTTGGATATCTGAATATATACCTGACATTACATGGTATAAATTATCTGAATGGATGATGGATTCACGATCACAGATTTTTAATTATGCAGGGTTTGCTAACTTCACTGTACCTAATGAAGAGTTAGTTTACATAGATTGTTCTACAGCAGATAGAACTTTTAATACAGATCCAACAAGGATTATGTCATCCAAGTTTGGTTTGGTTGGAATGGATCATAAAGATTGGGGTAATTATTTTAAATTTGATAGAAAGAAGGATAAAGAAGATGAATTATACTATGATGTGTTGGGTTTAAAAGATGATAGTGAGTACTCATATGTTAACGATATAGTACATACAGACATTCGTGAGACTGGAAGGTTGAGTAGCAAGGAATATGATTATCCTGTAGTAAAAAATCAGATAGTTGATGGATTTACTTTGTTCGATTGGACAAAAGTATTAGAGAATGCAAAGGAGATACATACAATTCCAACAGCAGTATGTTTTATTGTTGATGTGATTGACACCAAAGCAAAAGTCTTTTATTATCCTAATGATGAAAGACAGCATAAAGATATAATTGATATCTTTACTAATGTCACTGAATATAGAGATGCTTGACAATTATGCAAAGAATGAGGATGGTATTGTTTACCAAGTAGACAAGAATCCCATTGATTATGACAAAGAATATGTTAACACTCGCTATGTAAAGTATGGAGAACTTCCAACTTACATGGCACATCTTCGTTTGGGAAATATTATTGGATCTCTTTCAAGAGTTCCAAGTAGTATTTTGGATGTTGGATATGGTGATGGATCATTTCTCAAAGTTTGTAATAATATTATTACTAATTGTTATGGGTATGATGTTTCCTCATATCCTGCTCCAGAAGGATGTGAAGTTGTATCAAGTATGACTGATAATGTCTATGATGTTGTTACTTTCTTTGATTCACTAGAGCATTTTGAGGATATTGAATTTGTTAAGGACTTGAAGTGTAGAGCAGTCTGTATTTCTGTACCACATTGCCATTATACTAGTGATGAATGGTTTGAAAAATGGAAACATCGAAGACCAGATGAACATCTCTGGCATTTTGATAAAGATTCTTTAGTGAATTTTATGGAAAGAATGGGATATATTATGGTATCATGTAGCAATCTTGAGGATACTATTAGAAAGAATCCTCATCAAGAAGAAACAAACATTTTAACTTGTGTCTTTAAAAAATTAGGAATTTTATTATGAAAGCAGCAGTACTAGAAGAAATTGATGCTCCGTTGGCAATTAGGGAAGTAAAACCCACCCAACTAAAGATCGGACAAGTGCTTGTGAAGGTACTTGTAAGCGGTCTGTGCGGTGCTCAACTACACGAAATCAGGGGACATAAGGGAAACGCAAGGTTCCTTCCCCACTTGATGGGACATGAGGGTTGTGGCATAGTTGAAGAGGTTGGATTGGGTGTCAATACTGTTAAGGTTGGTGATAAAGTAGTGATGCATTGGAGACCAGGTTCTGGTTTTGAATCTCCTTTTCCAGAATATATTTTAGATGATCAAATTATATCAAGTGGTAAGGTAACAACCTTAAGTGAATACTCTATTGTTTCAGAAAATAGAGTAACTACTATCCCACCAGAAACATCACCAGTATTAGCTGCAATGCTTGGATGTTCTTTAACAACTGCACTGGGTATTATTGATAATGAATGTGATCTTAAGTTTGGTGAGTCAGTTGCTATAGTTGGATGTGGTGGTGTAGGACTTAACTTAATTCAAGCAGCACGAATGAAGAGTGCATCTCCAATTTATGCTGTGGATATTAATGAAAATATGTCTATACTTAGTACGATGATGGGAGCAGATTCATTTGTTTATAATGTTTCTGACATTCTACATAAGGTTGATGTTATTATTGATACAACTGGTGTTCCTCCAGTGATTAGCTCTGCTTATAATAAACTTGCACCAAGTGGAAGATTAATTCTTGTTGGACAACCAAGACCAGGTGCAGAGGTAGAAATTCCAAATGCAGTCTCTATGTTTGATGGTACTGGTAAATCTGTTAGAGCAACTCAAGGTGGTGGAACAGATCCTGAAAAGGATATTCCAAGATATATTGCTCTTGCTAATAGGGGATTGTTAGATTATGAGAGTTTACATACAAATACATTTACTCTTGATGAAGTCAATGATGCATTTGACTTGCTTCGATCAGGAGATGCTGGTAGAATAATGATTAACATAGGAGCAAAGTAATGAGAGGCACCGATTGGACACCTGAAGGTCTTCGTGCATTTGTTGAGAAGATGGCAGAGCACCATGATGCTGGTCGTTTACCATTTGCCCTTCATTTACCTGGTGGTAATGAAGAACAGTTGATTGATATATTCTCTAATATTAATGAAGGGGATTATGTTCTCTCTACACACAGGAATTGGTATCATGCATTGCTTCATGGTCTTCCTCCTGAAGAAGTAGAAGAAAAGATTTTAGATGCAAGAAGTATGTTCATGTTTGATCGTGAACGTAACTTTTATGTGTCAGCAATTATAGGTGGTCCTGTTGCCATTGCTGTAGGTATAGCATGGGCATTGAAACGTAAAGGATCTGATCAGAAGGTATGGTGTTTCTTGGGTGATGGTACAGAAGATACTGGTCACTTTGCAGAGGCAGTTCGTTATGTAGATGGGTTTGATCTTCCATGCACCTTTGTTATAGAAGATGATAGTATGGCAGTAGAGGCATCTAAAGAAAGTCGTTGGGGTACAGGTAAAGATTTAGAATGGCCTGACTGTGTTGTACGTTATCATTATACAAAGACACGTCCTCATATACGTACAGGTAATTTTGCAGACCTGAAGGTAATGAAAGCAACGATGAAGAGTGATGAAGAATATTTCCCACGTCTTCCAAAGAGAGAGTATCCTGCATATAAAAAATTAAAACCTTTAGATATTAAATTTAAGGATGCAGTCACTCAAGGTATGACTGAACTGGGGGATGAAGGTGCTATCTTTATTGGATATAGTATTATTCCTGGTGATGCAATGGGAACTCTTAAGGATGTCCCACAAGATCAGAAGATTGAAACACCTGTTGCAGAGAACTTAATGGTTGGTCTTGCTATTGGTATGTCCTTTGAAGGATTCAAACCTGTAGTATATTTTGAGAGACATGACTTTATGTTAGTAGCAGCAGATGCTATTGGTAATCATGTTGATAAGATTGAAAGGATATCTCATGGTGAATTTAAGGTTCCTGTAGTGTTCAAAACTGTGATAGATGATGGTGGACTGTTCTATTCTGGTCCTACTCATTCCCAAGACTTTACTAATGTCTTTAGAGAACTGGTAGATTTTCCTGTTCTTCATCCAGAAAGTCCTGAAGAGGCATTAGACATGTATAGATATGCCAAGGACAGTGATGGTCCTGTAATGATTGTTGAGAGTAAGAAGTTTCACTAATGAAAACATACGTATCACTAGGGATTGGAGATCTATTCTTCCTTGATTCCATCCTAACAAAAGAAGAGAAAGAAAGTATTAGTGAGATATACTGGGCATGTCGTTTTGGATATGTGATGGAGAAGTTGATGGAGAACAATCCATCATATCCCAATCTTAAAAAGCAGCATACTATTAGTGATGCTGATGGAAAGAAAGCAATGGAGTCTCTTGATCCTATTGCTACTAACTTCTGGCATTTTAGACCTGACTTTCACCCTAATTTTGAGGTAGGTCTTGATCTATTTGGTATTAGAGATGAATGGAACAAGCAGAATCTTCAGACAATAGATGCTCCGAGCATGTTTCTTGATGATACAAGACCATTTACAGAGTCATCATTCATCAAACATAGTAAAAAAATTGATGATGAGTATATCTTATTTCATTATCCTACTTCTACAAGACCAAGGAATGATATTGCTTCTATCACAATGGATGACTGGGAGTTTGTTGATAAACTATCAGAGTATCATAGAATGAGAGTTCTTGTGATTGCAGATAGCACAGTTGATGTACCTCTTTCGTATTACGAGGTATTAATTAAACCTGATATTAAGTATGTGGTTGATTTAGTTGCCAATTGCGACTATTATGCAGGGTGTGATTCCTTCTGTAGTATTCTTGCAGCTAAAACATTACCAAAAGAGAAGATGTTTATTAAACAATCTCCTAACTTTACTGGATGGAACAACTGGTTATACCGTGCATTCCTTCCACACTCACCTGAAGAGGTTCGTCAAATTTATAAACAACATATAGGAACATGAAAAGAATATTAGTTATTGGTGATGGTTCTAGAGATGTCTTTGTGTATTGTGATGCATTAAGATTGTGTCCTGACGTACCTGTTCCCGTTTTGAACATAAAAGATCAGACTGAAAATCCTGGTATGGCAAAGAATGTTCATAGAAACATTAAAAGTTTGCATGATCAGTGTAGTATTCTGACAAATAGTAATTGGTATGACATTACCAAGACAAGATATGTTCATCATAATAGTAATCATACCTTCTTTAGAGTAGATACAACACAAACTATTCCAAGAATTAATTTAAATAATATTGATTATGATGAGTATGACCTTATTGTGGTCTCTGATTATGATAAAGGATTTTTAACTGAAGATGATATAAATGAGATATGCTTTAAACATCCAAACACTTTTGTTGATACTAAAAAGATTCTTGGGTCATGGGTACAGTATGCAAAGTATATAAAGATCAATGATTATGAGTATCAGAATTCAAAACCATACCTTGTACCTGAAATAAGTAGTAAAATTATTCATACTATGGGTGCAGATGGGTGTGAATATAAAGGTAAGAGATACTCTGTTAATAAAGTTGATGTAAAAGATGTGTCTGGTGCAGGTGATTCTTTTATGTCAGGACTTGTAGTTGAGTATTGTAAGATAGGTGATATAATTGAGAGTATTAGGTTTGCAAATAAGTGTGCTTCTTCAGTAGTTAAACAGCGAGGTGTAACATTATTATGATTGGACAATTTCAATGGATAAATGGATACCAAAATAAACATTCAAATCCTGTATTTAAACACTGTAAGAATCCTGATAAGTGGGAGATAAAAGATAGTAGATTTATTATGTTTTGTTATGGTGAAGGTGGTGCAATAGACATCAAAATTAGGGAGAACAATAGTGATTTTAAACACGATATAAACATTACCGTTGATAAGGATGGTAAGTTACAGGCAATAGTATCGGAGCAAACCAAATGAGATTGGATTACTCAATGGTTCATCCCAATTGGGATGAGAATATTAGATCATTATCTGGGTCACAGAAGGGTGAGGATGTAAGTTTGAAATGGACACTTAATAATATTGGTACTACTAACAAATACTATGTTGAGTTTGGTGCTATTGATGGGTTTGAGGATTGTAATACTTTATATTTCAGAGAGAATGAGGAATGGAATGGTCTTCTTTTAGAATCTGGTAAGTGGTTTCCTGTTGCACAGAATGATGAAATCAATCTCCAGATTGAAACAGTGACGAAAAAGAATATATGTGGTATATTTGAGAAGTATAATGTACCTAAAGAATTTGATTTACTATCAGTTGATATTGATTCTTTAGATTATTGGGTTACAAAACAAATCCTTACAGAGTATAGACCACGTTGTGTAATGGTTGAAGTTAATGTAAGGTTTAAACCTGATGAGAGTTGGGCATTGAAGGACAATCCTGATTGGGATTGGGATGGTCTAAAATGGTATGGTGCATCTCCTATGGCATACAAAAAGATGTTTAATGAAGCAGGTTATACTCCTGTTTATATACATGTGGATGATATGATTGCTATTCGTAATGATGTATTAGAGGAGAATGGATTTAGTGAACCTGAATGGGAACGAATCTATCCTCATGAAAACGTTGGATTGTACCATACTCATACTATGGGTGGAACACAACCATTAGTTACTGAATTAAACCTTGAAGAATGGGAGGAAGTATGATTATTATTACTGGATCTAAAGGTTTCATTGGAAAGAAGTTTTTAGAAAAACTTGGAGAAGATGTTGTCACGGTAGAGAAGAATGATAGTTGGCATTTCCGTCAAACATTTTCTGATTGGAGAAAAGTAAAATTAATACTTCATCAGGGTGCAATCTCTGATACTACATGTACAAATCTAAAAGCATTCCATCATTTTAATGTTGAATTTACGGAATGGATATGTCAACAAGCAATCAAGTATGAAATTCCTATCAAGTATGCATCATCTGCATCTGTTTATGGCAATACTTCTGATACAATAAACCCTCTTAATTACTATGCAATATCTAAAGTTATCATGGACTACTGGGTTCAGGATCATATGGATGAATTTAAGTTAGTGCAGGGGTTTAGATACTTCAATGTGTATGGTGAGGGTGAAGACCATAAGAATGATCAGGCAAGTCCAGTACATAAGTTTTCAAAACAAATAGAAGATACTGGTAAACTTAAATTGTTTGAGGGATCTGATAAGTTCTTGAGAGACTTTGTATGCGTGGATGATGTTGTAGATATTGTTCTTAATAATGATAAACCATCTGGAATTTATGATTTAGGTACAAGTAATCCTGTAAGTTTTCAGCATGTTGCAGAATGTGTTGCTAAAAAATGTGGTGGTGAGATAGAATACATACCATTCCCTGATCATTTAAAAGGTAAGTATCAAGCATATACTTGTGCTAAAGAAGAATGGGGTGATTATAAATTTATTACTGTTGAGGATTATTTAAAATGAAAATTATTTGGACTAATGGATGCTTTGATATAATGCATCCAGGTCATATAGAATTATTCAAGGCAGCTAAAGCACTTGGTGATCGATTGATTGTTGGTATTGATACTGATGAGAAGGTAGCACTTGATAAAGGTACAGACAGACCTATTAATAATATTTGTTATCGGGTTGCAATGTTAAAGGCAATCAAGTATATTGATGAAGTACATATCTTTGGGAGTAGAAAAGAATTGGAACAGTTGATTGAGTTTTATAACCCTGATGTTCTCATTGTAGGTGGTGATTGGAGGGATGGTGAGGTAGTTGGAAGAGAGTATGCCAAGGAAGTAAGGTTCTTTAATAGAGTGGGTGGATATTCTACTACCAAAACTATTGATAAGATCAATGATAAATATCTTGATGAAGAAAAAATTGGTTTAACATCGTGAAAGTTGTAGTACCTATGTCTGGAATGGCTAGTAGATTTGGATCTGCTGGATACAAAATTCCAAAGTATTTAATTGAAGTAGATGGCAAGACTGTTATAGAACATATAATAGATCTGTATCCAAAGGATGAGACAGATTTTATTTTCATTGTAAATAGAAAACATTATGATGAAACTGATATTGCCCAGTTCTTAAGACCTCTATGTAAGAAAGGAAGTTATCTTAATGTTATAGATCAACATAAGAAAGGTCCTGTGCATTCTGTACTACAGTGTCAGGATATGATTGGTGATGATGAGCAAGTAATAATTAACTATTGTGACTTCTCAATGATGTGGGATTATAAGAAGTTTGAGCAGCATGTTAATGAAACAGACTGTGATGGTTCTGTTGTTTGTTACACTGGGTTCCATCCACACATGTTGGGTAGTGATAACTATGCATTCTGTAAGACGGATGAAGAAGATAACATTATAGAGATAAGGGAGAAGCAACCATTCACTGATAACAAGATGAATGAGTATGCATCAACTGGAAGTTATTACTTCAAGAAAGGAAGTTATGTTAAAAAATACTTTAAGCAATTAGTAGATGAGGATGACAATATTAATGGTGAGTATTATGTAAGTTTAGTTCATAACCATCTTAATCGTGATGGTCTTGTGAATAATGTTTATGAAATTCCTCATATGCTTCAGTGGGGAACTCCATTGGATTTGGATATGTATAAGAAGTGGTCTCAATATAATCGTAGGGTTATGGAGGGTCAGAAGGAAGTTACTATTCCTAACTGTGTGACTGTACTTCCAATGGCAGGACATGCTGAAAGGTTCAGGCAACAAGGATACATGGTTCCTAAACCTTGCATACAGGTGAATGGACATTACATGATGGAGCAAGCACTTAAGTGTTTACCAAAGACAGATCAAACTATTCTTGGAGCACGTACAGATCATAAGGACTTACTTCCTTTAGATAGTTATCCTGATGTTGTATGGTTAGATGAGGTTTTACCTGGTCAAGCTTGTACTACTCAAAGGATTATGAATGCGATCCCTGATCCTGATAAATCTATCTTGGTAACTGCATGTGATAATGCTGTCTTATATGATGCAAATAAATTTATGAGTTTGGTTAATGATGTTAATAATGATATCATTGTTTGGAGTTATAGGAACAACTATACAACTTATTACGATCCAGAAAAGTATTCTTGGTTAGAACTTGATGGTGATAAGGTAACAAAAGTCAATGTAAAAGAGTTTAAAGGTGGCAATCCTCTTGACCAACATGCTATAGTAGGTACAATGTTCTTTAGAAATAAAAGAGTATACCTCAAGTCATTAGCAGGTTTGTATGAAAGAAACTCCACTACTAATGGAGAATTTTATATTGATAACTTACTTAATGATGCAATTGATCTTGGATACAATGTAAAAAACTTTGAGGTAGAACATTACATATGTTGGGGAACACCTGACGATCTTGAAACTTATAAGTACTGGCAAAGATTCTTTGACCAAGTTGACTGGCATCCTTATGACTACAAAACTGATTACTTTACCAATTGAATACTGGGACGATGGTGATACAAGAACTATCTGTCCTGAAGATGAGAATGGTAGAAAGATTGAAGTAAAATATTTTTCTAATATACAATTCACAGGTCTTTCAAAACACTATCCTCAACCACTTTTATATTCTTATGCAAGTGGTAAGATGATTCTTCCTACCATTGAGATGTTTATGTCTCTTGGTAGAGGAACAGTTTATGAAGATGATATGACATACCCACGGGATCTTCCAGTCTTTGAAAGGATTTGTGATGTTCCTGTGTTTTATTTTGTCTTTAATATGGCAAACTATTATCATTTCATCTATGACACTTTGCCATACCTTTACTCATATTTTAATGAGAAGAAGATACATCCAGAACTAAAACTTCTTGTTAGTCCTGCGGAAGGTAAGGATGATCTGTATCCATTTGTTTGGGAGTGTCTTGAGTTACTTGGTATTACACGTAAAGATGTTATCTTCTTGAATCAGAATGTGTTATATAAAACTGTGTTAGTGGGGTCTTCCTTGACCCACAATCGTCTTTCCAACACTCCTCCACACAAAGGGGTCTTTGAAGTAATTAATCGTATGAAGGGTGATTATAAAGGACCAGAAAAGATATATGTTTCCCGTCGTAGTTGGTTGCATAATAATACTGATAACATTGGTACAAATATGACAGAGGCAAGACGTTGTGTGAATGAGGATGAGGTTGCTGAACTGTTTAAATCTTATGGATTTGAAGAAGTGTTCTGTGAGAATATGACTATGGAAGAGAAGATTGGTATGTTTAATTCAGCAAAATATGTTGCAGGTCCTATAGGAGGTGGTATGGTAAATACTATATTCTCACCACCTGAAACACAAGTTCTTTCTATCAACAGTCCTACATTCTTTGATATCAATACTCGCTTTGAGTATTCTATGTCACATACAAACTTAAATCATTTTGATGATACAGAGTTTGCTGGTGATGTTAAGGAGTGGGTCGAGAATGATAATGCACTTTCCATATCTGGTGGACTCAACTCTCCTTGGAAAGTGGATCTAAATAAACTATCAAATTTAGTAGGGTCATGGATGACATTCTAAAGTTAGCATATGCATTAAGTTCTCATACCATTTGTGGTGAGGGAAATGTCTCTGGTAGGGATGGTGATTCTTTTTGGATAAAGGCAAGTGGAACTTCTTTAGATACACTTAAGAAGGAAGACTTGGTTGCTTGTCATCTTAATGGAGTTCCTTTTAGTGCAAAGGATAAACCAAGTATGGAAGTATTATTTCATGCATGGATATTTGATAACTATGATGAAGTTAATTTTATAGCACATACACATCCAACCAATACGAATAAAATTTTATGTTCTGAATCTTGTCATGAGTTTGCAAATCGTAGATTATTTCCTGATCAAGTTGTACGTAATGGTAGAAAATCTTGTTTAGTTCCTTATGCAACACCTGGTAGACCACTACGTGATGAGATAAAGAAACAGGTAGGATATTTTGTAGAGGAAGAAGGGTTCTTTCCTAAATTGATTCTACTTGAAAATCATGGTATAATTACTACAGGTTTATCATATAAAGATTGTGTCGCATCAAGTTTGATGTGTGAGAAATCTGCAGAAATATTTGTTGGTGCAAGATTACTTGGTCAAATCCAGTATCTTACTGAACATCAAATAATGGCAGTTGATAAAGATCCCAATGAAGCATACAGGAGAAAGATTATTTAATGAAAATAATTTATGTTGATATTGACGAAACCATTTGTCATCGTGAAACTTCTGTTGACTTTGGTGTAACGCATGATTATACTAAAGCAAAACCTATTATAGAAAACATAGAAAAAATTAATAAACTTTATGATGAGGGTAATACAATTGTGTATTGGACTGCTCGTGGCAGTAGAAAACAAATCGATTGGACAGAATTAACTACCAATCAACTTAATGAATGGGGTGCAAAGTACCATGAACTTAAAGTTGATAAACCATTCTATGATCTTTTTATTGAGGACAAGTCTTTGAGGATTGAAGAACTATGAAAGTAATTTCACATCGAGGAAATATTAAAGGTCCAGTTCCTGATAAAGAAAACAGACCAAGTTATATTGACTGTGCGATAGGAAACGGTTATGATGTAGAGATTGATGTTAGATCAATTGATGATGAGTTATGGCTTGGTCATGATGAACCACAATATAAGATAGAACATAAGTGGTTGCAGAAGAGAAGAAAGAATCTTTGGATTCATTGTAAGAATCTTCAGGCAGCAAAGGAGTGTTGGGAGTACCAAGCATTCTGTCACTCGTCAGATTCTTATGTCTATACTTCTAATGGAAAGATATGGCTTCATGATCTATCAATGAAAATAGATGATGATGTTATTATTCCTTTGATAGAAGAAGCAGATCTTTATCTCTTACATAATGTTAGATCTTATGGTGTTTGTACCGATTACCCCTCTTTAGTATTTTAGTATAATGACAAGAATTGCCCTTTGTTACTCTGGTCGCCCACGTAGTTATAGTGAGTGTTTACAAAATCACCATGAAGTATTTGGTCTTGGTGAAGATAATGTAGATGTGTTTGCTCATTTATGGTTTGATCCTGATCTTACTGGTCAACCTTTTAGACCTGATGCTCCCCAACAAGGAGTATGGCCAGGTAATAACTTGAAGAGATGGGTAGATAGAAATTGGAAACCAAAGAAAGTTATATATGAAAAGCAAAGAGATGATGAGTGGAGAGAAAAGTATAGTGATAGATGGAACATTGCACATGAGAAGTTAGATCCTGTTCCAAGAATGCATCCAAAGGATCATCAACTTGGTATGTTCTATGGCATTAAGAAAGTCATGGAGATGAAACAAGAGTATGAGAAGGAACATAATTTTAAGTATGACTATGTGGTTCGTATGAGAACTGACTTGGTAATGGTTTCTAACTTTGGTGATATTACGCAATATGATAGTACAAAGTTACATCTTAACTCCTATAATGCTACTGCACTGATCAATCAATACAAACCAGGTACTTGGGTACAAGATCTTGGTATTGATGAGAGATATGTTGTAGACATATTTGCTATGGGTGGGTCAGATGCTATGGACAAATATGCAAAAGTGTATGATAATATACCTTGGATGATAGCAAAGGGATATCCTATGCACTCTTCTGATGTATTGATTGGATACAATACTTTCTTAATTGAAGACATTCCAGTCAAGAGACATAAGAGTTGGGTGTATAAGATCTATCCTCAAGCAGAGGTTTACTATGAAGGGCATCCCGATCCAACTCTTCATGGTGGTAAATATCCTGGTAGAATAGGATTAATGGATTGGGATGAAAACGAATGGTTTGATTACTAACTATGAGATACTGTATTGATATTGATAATACTATCTGCACACCTACTGTAGGTAGGGATTACCACAAAGCAGAACCTTGGACTGATCGTATAGATAAAGTAAATAAACTTTATGATGATGGTGATTACATTATCTACTTCACTGCAAGAGCAATGGGTAGGTTCTCTGATCAACCTCATTCTATTGCATCAGTGAGTGCTGAAGCAGTTCTATTTGAACTGACAGAAAAGCAATTAAAAGAATGGGGATGTAAGTACCATGAATTAATCATGGGAAAACCACATGCAGATTTATTCATAGACGACAAAGGTATTAATTCTGATGAGTTCTTCCGAAATTAAAATTGTTCCCAAAGGATGGGGATATGAGAAGTGGATTTGTAATACTGAAGAGTATTGTGGTAAACTTCTTCACTTTATAAAAGGTAAAAGATGTTCTTGGCATTATCATGTTCTTAAGGATGAAACCTTTTATCTAGAAGAGGGTAAACTTCATGTATGGTATTCTGAAGATGATGATAGAGAGAATGCAAAAGAGATCATTCTTGAACGTGGTGATAAGTTTCATGTGTATAGAGGGTTGAGACATCAGATGCTTGCTTTAGAAGACACTGATATGTTTGAATTTTCTACTCAACACTTTGATGAGGATAGTTACAGAGTTATTAAAGGTGATTAATTATGATTGGCATGAATGCCTTGGGGTCTAATGGACGTTTGGGAAACCAGATGTTCCAGTATGCTTCTCTTGTTGGTATAGCAAAAAATCTAGGATATGATTATTGTATTCCAGATCATTCCAAGGTAACTTGGTTTGATAGAATGGAAGGTGATGAGATTATTACTCAACATCATCAATTACAACATCTATTCGAGATGAATAATCTTGGTGATAGGTTTGGTTTGATTGAAGGTGGGAATGAAATTCATCTTGAGCAAGCAGAGTTTTGTAAAGAACTATTTGATGAGTGTCCACATAACTCTACGTTGTATGGTTACTTTGAATCATATCATTACTTTGAGAATGCAGAAGAAGAATTAAGAAAGGACTTTGTTATTCGTGATCATATATTAAGTGCTGCTGAAAAGTTTCATAAGGATAATAAAACTGATCATCCTGCATGTATCAGTGTAAGAAGAGGTAAAGATTTTATCCGAGTGCAAGACTTTCATCCTCCTTGTACTGTAGAATATTTCAATGAAGGTATTAAAAAGTTAGGAACTGATCGTCAGTATGTGGTGATGACTGATAATATACCTTGGTGTAAGGAAGTATTCACTGGTAGTAATTTTATTTTTAATGATACTGTGCCAGAGGATCTTATCAAAGGACATTTTGATATGGCAGTAGGATCACTATGTGATGATTTTATTATTGCTAATAGTACCTTCTCCTGGTGGATGTCATACCTTGGACAGAGTAAAGATAAGAAGATCTATGCACCCGATCCTTGGTTTGGTCATGCTCTTAAGCACATAGACACAGAAGGATACTATCCAGAGGGAGTTGAAAAAATTAAGAGGGAGATTGTAAGGGTATGATGGATCTTACTTTTATTATTCCAACAAGAATTGAGACAGAAGATAGGTTGAGAAACATTATCTCTTCTGTTTCTTATTTGTTACGTCATGTACCTGCAAAAGTTATTGTAAAGGAAGTATCTAATCAAGAAACTTTTAAGTTCAGAGCAATACCAGAGATAAAGAAGTATGCAAGTATTGATAATTTAACATATCTCTTTGAGAAATCTGATGAACCTTGGTTTTGTAAGAGCAAGGTATTGAATGATTTGATTGTTGCTACTAAAACTAAAGTGGTTGCAAACTATGATGCTGATTGTATTCTACCTATCACCTCATATCAAAAAGCATATACTATGATCAATGATAATAAAGCTGATGTAGTATATCCATATGGTTGTGGTGTTTATCAGTGGAAAGCAGACCATGATATGGATATGTATAATTTATTCACTCATAAATTAAGTACTGATGTACTAGATTATAGTAAAACACTATCTAATTCTACTATCGGTTGGACGCAGTTTGTAAATCGTCAGAAGTATATTGATTCCTATATGATGAATGAGAATTTTATATCATGGGGTTGTGAAGATGATGAGTTCTATTATCGTATGAGTATATTGGGTAATCGTATTGCAAGAATAGATGACTATGTGTATCATCTAGAACATAGTAGAACTAATAACTCATGGTTCAGTAATCCAAATTTCAGTAACAACTGGGATCTTTGGAATACAATAAAAACATTTGACAGGAAGCAATTAGTGGACTATTATGAAGGACAAGAGTATCTTAAAACTCGTAGGAAGCAATTAGCATGACAATAGGATTTAATGCCCTTGGGCGAATGGGAAGGTTGTGTAATCAGATGTTTCAATATGCTTCGTTGAAAGGTCTTGCAGCAAAGATTGGTACAGATATTATCATTCCATATTATTCCGATGCAGTGGATGATGGTATAGGTAATATGTTAAGGACTGAATTATTTGATTCTTTTAATCTCAATGTTAAGTTGGGACTTCTAAATAATGGTCATGCACCAGTCGTACAGGAAAGGTTCTTTCATTTTGATGAAGAACTTTTTAATAACTGTCCTGATCATGTAAGTCTCCAAGGATATTTTCAGACAGAAAAATACTTTAAACATATTGAGAGTGAGATTCGTGAGGACTTTGCTTTCAAAGATGAAGTACTATCACCCTGTAAAGAGATGATAGAGTCTGTAGAGAATCCTATTGCATTACATATTCGTCGTGGTGATTATGTAATCAACAGTGATAACCATCCTGTATGTTCTATAGAATATTATAAGGCAGCACTAGATCATTTTGATTCTGATCGAAATGTGATTGTATTTTCTGATGATCCTATGTGGTGTCATGATGAGGGTACATTTGCTGATGATAGATTCATTATTTCAGAGAATGAGGATAACAGAGTAGATCTTTGTTTGATGTCTCTATGTAATGATTTTATTATTGCTAACTCCACCTACTCTTGGTGGGGTGCCTGGTTATCATCCAACAAAGACAAGAAAGTAATAGCACCCGTCCAGTGGTTTGGAACTGGATACACTAAAGATCACAACACTAAAGATGTAACACCTGATGACTGGACAAGAATTACGGGATAGGAATAAGGGTGCCTTTAAACTTAAGGGTATGCCTCACATCTATTGGATCAATTTAGATGCTGATGAGGATCGTCGTGAGTACATGGAGAACCAGTTTGAGTACTGGGAGATAGAAAATCACACAAGAATAGAAGGAATAGATGCAAGAGAAGATGACCCTGCTGTTTATCTTAAGGGGATTATTCCTAATGATGTTACAATCAATGAGTTAGGATGTTGTTTATCACATCTGAAAGCAATAAAACATTTCTATGAAAATACTGATGATGATTATTGTTTGATCCTTGAGGATGATGCAAATCTAGATCTTGCACACTACTGGAATTTTACTTGGTCAGAATTCTTTTCATTGTTACCATATGATTGGGACTGTGTTCAGTTAACTACAATTTGTACTGGTGATATTCATATTAAGTTGCACCTAAAATTTATTAATGATTTCTCTGCTGCGATCTATTTAATTAGTAGACACCATGCTGCAAAGATACTGAAGAATCATGTTCGTGGTAAGAAATATAAATTGGATAATGGAGTAAGACCAAGAGCAGTTTCTGAAGATACTGTATTAGAATCTGGAAAGACATATACTATTCCTTTGTTCTTATACAACTTAAATTTTGAATCAACTATTCATCCAGAACATATTCATGTGTTCCATAAAGGACCATATACTGCACTGCTAAACTTCTGGCAACAGAACGGAGCTAATTTAAATATCAAAGAGTATATGGTACATGATCCCTACATGGGTCGGATAACCGAAAACAGTCAAGCAAAACAGCAAGAGGAACAGCAGCAAGAGTGACAACCACATAAGTGACTGTCATATGTTGACATTATCTTAAACTTCTGTTAATATAAATACATATTATACAAAGGACTCGAAAGATCGTAACCCTACGTAGATGTAAACAAGATCCCATGTC